CCGTTAACTGTGTAAGGTCCTTGTTGATCATCACTAGATATTTTAAAATAAGTAGTTGTTCCACTTCCTTCTACAACCTGTCTTGTCGTTGGATTTGATGCCGCACCAAATGTTACTCCGTTAAAAAGACCTACTCCAAAAATTGCAGGTGTAGGTATTGTAGGTAAAACATAATCAGCAGGTTGTGCTATATTACCATCATCATAATTATAACGAACTCTTAATGTAGGTTGTACTGCATCTGCTGCAGGCTTAATCGACATTTTAACATATTTTAAAGTTTTTAAAGTTCCTAAATCTCCAAAATCCAAACTTGGTGTTTCATATTCTGCAGATACGTTTGCTAAAGCTCCTGCAGGATTAAAAGTATCTCCTGTATCGTGATTATAGACATAACCTCCGTAATCACCATGATAAACTTTTTCTGTTCCTCCTGAAGCAAAGCCTGAAGTAATTGCAGCGCTTGCTTGTATACCTTCTGTTTCAGACCACTCGAATCTTGCTCCACCTTCAGGTGTAACTCTTAGTGTTCCTATAATTCCTTTTGATACACCAGTAGAAATACTAGAATTACCATAAAATAATCTATATTGTGATTTACTTCTAATAACACAACTATTAATTGTATAGTCTGCAATGTTATCAGCTATTAAACCAACAATGGGTTGAATCTTTCTACTTAGTGATCCTAACTCTACATCACCAATTCTTGCTGTACCTGCTACTGTTCTTATACCATCAGGCGCTAAGAATAGCAACTGTCCACCTACTTCCTGAATACTATCGCCATCTAAACAACCAATATTTTGTGTTATAGGTTGTACTGCAATAGTACTAGAACTATTTATATTAACTAATTTGTAAATACTGTTTTTACAAAATATAATTAGATCATTACGAAAAGATCTTAATCCTACTACTTGATCATCTAGTACAATACTTCCTGAACCTGTCGTTGTAAAATCATCTATATCGTTTGTACCGCTATAATAAATTGTATTGGGCGCTGTACTTGCTCCTGCTACTACTAAATGTTTATCATGAATTACACAAAATTTAGGATAAACACTTCCGTCAACTGTTATTTCTTTAGCATAATAAGTTCTGCTACTTAATGCAGAACCTGTACCTGTCATTTTAAAGTAAAAAGGTTTTACACCTGATCCTTTGTCTGTTACTATTAACTCTCCGTAATCAGTATCACCTTCGTATACTGCAAAAGAGGCTTGGTCTTGTGAGGTTCTTGCTGCAGCACTACGACCTGTAAAAGTACTATAATTATCTCCGCTACCCGATACACTTGCTTTATTTAACTGTAACCAACTATCTCCGTCTTGACTAAAGTATATATTTGTTCCTGAACAAGTAACTAAACCATCTGCATAGACTTGTAATCCTTTAATTGCATTACCACTATTAGGTCTTGTGCCATCTCCAAACTGACTGTAACCATTTATTCTTCTATACCCGCCTTCTGTAGAAACTTCAAAGTTTTTTAATCTTGTAGCTTCTCCTGGAGATCTTAGTAATTCAAACTGGCTTGCTATTTTATTTAAGCCACCTTGACAAGCTAGAGCAAAAGGCTGTGATGTTTGCATTATATTTGATCCGTAGACATAAATTTAGGAGTAGGATTCATAAGATTAGATCTCATTCTTTTCAAGCCTTGTTTATAATCTTCAAGCGCAAAAACAGAAGCTTGATTATTATCTTTAAACTGATGCATATAATATCTAGCTCTTGCTATTAATACAGGTGAGTAAACATCAGGAAATACTATTGCATCTCCATATGCATCTAATGCGGTAGGTAAATCCCAAGCATAAAACCACACTCTATAAACTTTGTCAGGTATTGGACTTATTCCAAATTTTCTAGCATCAGGACTTCTAATAACAACTTTAGGCTCTCCCCAGTTTTGAGTATCAGCATCATCTATATTTTCACTTGCTCGTCTATGATCTTTCCATTCTTCTAATGTTGTAAAAGCTAAGTTTCTACTTACATAAGGAGTTGTTGCTCCACTTACACCTATTGTTGTTAAGTAAAAATCATCCCAATCTACTGAACCATAATCAGTTGTTATTGAACTAGAGGCTGCTTTTAATTCATACCATCTTGTTCCTGCTACAGTTTCAACATACACATTACCATAGAAAGGATCTGTAGCACCACTTTCACCTGTAGCTAAAAAAGACCATTGAGGTTCTGCAGTAACTATATCGTTGTATGCTCTATTTATACAGTCTTTTACATGAGCTTGTATTCCTAATGCACTACCAAAGTTAGCAGATGTCAAAATAACTTCGTTTGACTCTCTTAGTAATTCATTAGTTAATTGTAAATATGTTGTTGCCATTATTTATTTTTTTTACCGAAGATAACTTCCCAATTATCTTTATATCTTTGTCTTTCTTCAGCAGTTCTTTTACCTCCTGCTTGAACTAATTTTCTGTTTCCCTTTTTTGGATTTTTCATAATCAAAGGACTTCGTTCACTTCCTAATTGTGGCATATCTTCTTTTCCTATTATCTAAGTATGGGGAAGATGAACATAAAATTCTCTTCCCACATACCGTTTTTTTTTGCTTCTTTTATTTAATTAACAATTAGTCAATTACATAGAAAGCTGATATTAAAGCCTCATCTCTTAGTACGTTAGCACCATAGACATGAAGACCTCTTACTATATCACCAAATGAATCAGGATCACGAATGACCTCTGTTGATGTTATAGCTTGAGCAGTAGCCGTAGAACTCATATGTCCTGCTAAAACTTTGCCAGTAGCATTAGTTGTTGCTGCAATGTTATTAGACTTGTACATATCAAAACCACGAAGCTTTCCGCTTGACACCAAACCATTTCTTAAAGAACCTTGACCTGCGTTGTAATCTACTGAAAGTAGTTTAGAACTAGATCCTGACAACTCTTCGTAAAACGAAGGAGGTGCTACAAACCAACGACCTTCCTCAGGGATGTCCTGATCATCTAGCAATCTTGCCATTCTAGCCATAAGGTCTAAAGCGTCTACACCTGTTCCGTCTGAACCAAGCAAATCAACAGAGTTGGTTGCATGAGTCATAGTTGAGTCAGCGGTTGCGCTGTCAGAACCAATAACATGGTCAGGAGAAGATGTAGAAGCGCCTGCAAACATTTCTGCAATCACACCTGCATCAAATGCATCTTTCAATGCATAAGCAGCAGATGAACTAGCTACTTCTTTAAAGTTCACATGAGACATTGAAGTTTCAATATCGTCAACGATGAATTTAAATGCGTTAGCTACATCAACAGTAAGAGTAAGCTCTTGGTCTGTTAGTGCAGATTTAGTTACATTAGCACCTCTTTCATACTGATAAACAGTAATCGTGGGTTCTTTAATAATACGGACAGTATCTCCGAAGGAGGCAATCTCACCAGTATAATCGGTGTTAGTAATTGCTTCAACGACAGAGGCTTTTCTAAAAAAGTTAAGTACCTTTTTGGAATAAACCTTAGGCATGAAGAAACTATTAGTTTGCCCACTTACGGAGTTACCAAAGTTGCCATTAGTATCAGTACTTTGCTCGAATAAAGCGTCAGATTGATTATAAGCCATTTTAGTTTCCTTGTATTAAAGGGTTAATATTATCCTCTTACTCTACCTTCAAGAACTGCTTGATCAATATCTTTTTCATATTTGTCAAACTGATCCATAGATAGATTAGAGATTTCTTCTTGAGTCCATATTTTAGGTTCTCCTGATGCATCTACTGTTGTAGTCTTTGTAGACACCATATCAGCAGCCGTAGAGTTGGACTTCGTAGACCTCTTCTGAGCCTGTTTATTCTGCGAAATTCCCATATCTTGTTTGAATAGGTCGATTGCTCGTGTTGCTAAACTAACATTATTTGGGTTATTATAAACCCATGCTTGAATATCCGTAGGTTGTTCTTTTGCCCATTGGTGAAATTCATCACTTTCTCGAATGTTAGCAAAATCAGGATGCTTATTCAGCAATTCATTTTCTGCTTCTCTTCTCAGGGTAGCTGTTTCTCTTTCTTGTAAAACATTCAACTGAGTTTTTAACTCTTCAGTCTTAGCTTCACTTTGTAAGTGTGAAACAGTTTCAACTACATCATAAACATCAGGGTACTGTGCTTTAAATCTTTCAAGTTCTTCAACAGTTTTAGGAGCTATATACTCAGGTCTTGAAGCCGTAGCTTCTTGAATGAGTTCTTGCTCTCTGCCTCTAAACTCGTTAAGCTTAGTATCGTAATGCTTTTTCAAGTCATCGTACCTTTTTTTGTAATCAGCCTTCTTATAAGGTTTATCTGTGCTTACAGTTTGTTGTGTTTCTCCTTCTTCTGAAACTTGTGTCTCAGTAGGTTGTGGTTCAACAAATAAACTGGTAGCAGTTTTTCCTTCTTTAGGCATTACATTATCCGTTTGCCAAGATTTCTTTTGGTTGTACGGATTAGGTACTGGTTCGTTTTGTACTTCTACAGAAGTAACATTTTCATTGTCAGTCATTTTACTCTCCTTCCTTTGTGCTTGATTCTTCAAGGTGGCTTACTACAAGATAGCTAATCCAATAAGTGCTTGTCTTAAACAAGGTGGCATCAAAAGGTCTTTTCTTTTTTAAAAATGTAGAGGGCTGTTTGACTAAAACAGGTGGCTCTACGGGGTTATCAACTAGCGAACAAACTTAAACGAGGATCTAAGGCTCTCATAGTTTCCTTGTTTTTCAGGTTGATTGGATCATCCTGTAAAACTGTAGAAGAAACTACTTCTGCCGCTTCATCTCCTTTAATTGATCCGCCAATTGCTTTCATCTGTCTTTCTTCTTCGTCAGCTTC